CCCGAGGATGCAACAGGATGCAACGAGATGCACCTGCAACGAGATGCAACAGGGCGCAACCCCCGCCCCCGGCCCGGCGAGACGCCAAACGCACACCCCGGCACCGGCCCACCCCGCGATAGCCCCGACGAGGCCCACGAGCGGCCCCCCGAAGCAGGCAGGGATACGGCCCCGGCCCGGCCCCCGCAGAGGGCGATGCAACAGGATGCAACAGGCAGCAACACGACCGGCCCGGCCCCCGGCCCGGCCCCCGACGAGGCCAAGGCCGGGATACGCGACAGCGACGAGGCCCGCGACGGGAGCGGCGACGGCGATGCAGCGGAGGACCCGCGCAGGCCGCGAGCGGAGGCCCCCGACAAAGACGCGTTGTTTTATTATCTCGACATAGACGTACCGGCATGCAACAGAGTGCAACAGCGTGTTCATTCGGGGATACGACAGAAACCGCGTCGGACGCGGCTGTAACACGCGTTGTGATTGCCGATGTACCGCAAATGTATTGTCGCGTATGTCTCGTGCGTATCTTGACATAGAAACGATATACACGCCCACTACAAAGAAAACGTCTCGAGGCCGCGTCCGTCGCGTTCTGTTGTTATTGTTATCATTTGTAGTTATAGTCTGAAAAATGCACAACAATCACACGACCCCCGCTCTCGGTGTCACGCTGTCACGCCCCCTACGCCCAATACATTCGCGACCTTAAGCAGGGCTTCGGTGTATAGGGTTGGGTCCCATCGACTAACTGGTCCTGGACCTCGATGACAACCTCTACCTCAACCACAACCTATACCTTTTCAGGTACAATACCCATAGAGGGGACTTGACAAGAGGCTTTCTCCGTGGTAAAATGGGGACAAAGGAGCGAATACCATGGCTGACGGACATAGTTGTGCAACTGTAGAGAGAAAGAAACATAAGGACGCTTTCGAACTGTATTTCGCTATGGGAGCAAGTCGCTCTTTGTCCCGCCTATCAAAACTCACGGGCGTAAATCACCGTACGATTGAGGACTGGAGTCAGGCTTTCAAGTGGCAGGAACGGATTAAGGAACGTGAAGCCCTCATCGACGATATGATCAAGAAGGATCAGGATTACGTCATCAAACAGACCAACCTTCGCATCATGGGTCTTGTACGGAAGACCATCGACAAGGCAATGGATGTGGACAAGGACGGCATCACTGTCAAGAAATCCAAACTGGAGTGCCGGGACGTCGACGACCTCCAGAAACTGGTTAAGACCCACCAACTGATCAGCGGTGGACCCACTGAGCGGTCAGAAAATGGTGGTAAGGACGGTGGCCCATTACAGGTCGAGTTCGTATAAAGAAACCCACCTTGCAGCAGATAAGGTTTGCGAACCAGCATGGTATTCCGCCGGAACAAGCCCACACTGTCAATGAAGTCAAAGCGGCAGAATATTTCAAGTGGAAAAACAGTAAGGCACACCGTATGGAAACGTCGCTCGACAACAAGATGATCAATGAACTTAAGTTCAGTGTTTGGGGAAAGGCCGATCCCGAATGGGCACCGCGATAGCAAATGTAGAACAGACCGCAGCGAAAAAGGCACAGATACCTAAAGCCTTCGCGGGTTTGTTTCAGCCCAACCGATACAAGGTGTACTATGGAGGGCGTGGCGGCGCGAAATCCTGGAACTTCGCCCGAGCATTGATATTGTTGGCCCTGCGGAAGAAACTTCGAATCCTGTGCACACGTGAACTCCAGATATCGATTGCGGACTCAGTACATAGGATTTTGACGGATCAGATTTTCGAATTAGGTGTTGTAAAACACTTCAACGTAACGAAGACGTCCATATTCTGTAACCGGACCGGAACCGAATTCATCTTTAAGGGGCTACGCCATAACTCAACAGAGATCAAATCAACAGAAGGAATCGATATTTGTTGGGTTGAAGAAGCCCAACGGGTGTCCAACGACTCTTGGCGAATGCTTATACCTACGATTCGAAAGGCGAATTCGGAAATATGGATTTCCTTCAACCCCGAAAATGAGGAGGACCCGACCTACCAGCGGTTTATTGTAAGCCCCCCTCCGGGCGCACTGGTACAGAAGGTCAACTATTACGACAACCCCTTCTTCCCCGACGTGCTGAGACAGGAAATGGAGCACTGCCGGGCCACAGACCTCGACGCGTATATGAATGTATGGGAGGGCGAATGTGTCAAAATCTCCGACGCTATCGTATTTAAAAATCGGGTCCGTGTTGATGTATTTGAAGCGCCGCGTCATACGAGGCTATACTTTGGTGTGGATTGGGGCTTTGCTAATGATCCGATCGTCCTATCTCGTTTCTATGTCCGTGATGAAAGGCTCTGGATTGAGTACGAGGCGTACGAAGTCGGGACAGAACTCGATGAAATCCCGAGTCTTTTCGATACGATTCCGGGTTCACGTGAATGGCCCCTTCGTGCTGACAACTCCCGGCCCGAAACCATCAGTTATGTACGGCGGCAAGGGTTCAACATCACCGCCGCAGAAAAATGGAGTGGATGTGAAGAAGACGGAGTCGCCCACTTAAAGGGCTTCAAGGAGATTGTGATCCATGAGCGGTGCAAACACGCATTATTTGAATCCCGGCACTACCAGTACAAGGTTGACAAACAGACCGGAGACGTGCTCCCGATATTGTTGGACAAGCACAACCATTGCATCGATTCATGGCGGTACGGCCTCGACGGCGTGATCATGGCACGTGGAGCGGGAGCTAACCTCATAAAGGCGGTCAACTCGTAATGGGCAAACATAAACGAAAACATAACCGACCGACGACAGATGCCGCGCCGATGGTTCAGAAGAACATCGGAGCCATAGTCAAAACTAGCCAACAGGTGATTCAGGACGGCGAAAACGCCCTGAAAACCATGGATAGCAACCGCAAGGCATTTGTTCAGGACGGTTACCAGAACATGTTGGCCCGCCTCGGCATCAATGAAGACAACGTCATGTCGACAGCAACATACAATTTTGGCGGCTTCATTACCCGTCAGAGGCAGTTGCTGGATGCCGCATACCGTACGTCATGGATCATCGGACAGGTTGTGGACGTTATAGCAGAGGATATGACCCGTGCGGGCATCCTGATCGACAACAAACTCCAGCCAAAGGAAGTAGCACAGATTCAGGAGGAAATGGTTAACCTCCAAATCTGGAAGTCACTCTGTTCAGGTATCAAATGGGGCCGGTTATATGGCGGTGCAATAGGTATCATCATGATCGAGGGTCAGAAACTGGACCGGCCCTTTGATATTTCATCGGTAGGTAAAGGGTCTTTCAAGGGGTTGTTGATCCTCGATCGGTGGTTGCTGGATCCAATTCTCGGTGACCTTATACCGGATCCCGGTCCCAATTTCGGGCTTCCGAAGTATTATAATATCATCGCAACATCGACAGTGCTGCCTACACAGCGGGTACATCATTCCCGTGTCATCCGGTTCAGCGGTGTCGAGCTTCCTTTTTTATGGAAGGTGGCTGAGAACCTTTGGGATGAGTCGATTGTTGAACGGATATATGATCGGTTGCTGGCGTTCGATTCGACGACCCAAGGTACGGCGCAATTAGTGTTCAAGTCCCATCTTCGCACAGTCCAGATCGAGGGTCTGCGGGACATCCTCGCAGCTGGCGGCAAGATGGAAGAGGCCCTGATCAAGCAGTTTGAGTACATCAGGCGTATGCAGACCAATGAGGGCATCACCCTCTTGGACAGCAAGGACGTGTTTGAGGCCCATCATTATACCTTCTCCGGCCTCGACGATGTACTTGTCCAGTTTGGCCAGCAACTGGCAGGGGCAACCGGGATACCCCTCGTGCGGTTGTTCGGTCAATCTCCGAAGGGCATGAACGCTACCGGGGAATCTGATCTGAGGAACTACTATGACAACATCAACAAGACGCAAGAAAACCATCTCAGGGACCCGATCACGCGCCTCATCAAGATCATCTGCAAGTCGAGGATCGGCAAAGACCTGCCGGAAGGCACGGGAATCTCATTCATTCCGCTTTGGCAACTGTCCGACAAAGATAAAGCGGAGATTATTGGCGTCATTTCGACGGCTATTCAGGGCCTGTTTACGTCGGGTATCCTGAGCAGGAAAACCTGTCTCATGGAGCTTCGACAGTCTTCGCGGATACATGGTTACTTTTCCAACATCACGGACAAGGACATCGAAGATGCGGAAGATGAACCCAATATCGTACCGGGCGGGGATGACGTCGGAAGTATTACAAACGCTGTGAAGCATCCGCACGATAAGTCGGGACACTTTGCAAGAGCAGGTCAAGGAGTGGTAAAGAAGGGCGATAATGGCGGACGAGAAACCTAACGATATGTGGGAAATTCCACTTCGATATGAAGTGGAGTTATCCAAAGGGGTTAAAAGGATTCTCGACGCAGTAATTAAGGCTGCGGGAGGGGATCTCAGCCTCGTTCAGTTATACTTAAACCGACTTCCCGAAACTGAGGAATTCCAGTCTGTAATACACACAATGGTTTCCCGAATGGTTACGCACCTGTTCATCGATCAGGCGAATAACTGGCGGGAAGCAGCACAGAAGGGTGGTTTAGGTCCGTGGATATATCAAGCGCTCACTCAAGAGCTATCTGGACACGTAGGGCAGGAAGTAAAGAAGCTCATCGCCCACAACGTCCAGATGATTTCCGATATCCCGGTCCAGGTGGCCGCAGATTTAGCGGAGACTATAAACAGATTCTCGCTGACCGGGAGAAGAGCCGACGAAATAGCCGCCATCCTCAAAGAAAACAAATACGTGAGGAGATTATCGGACTCGAGGATTGCTTTAATAGCGCGAACCGAGGTATCAAAATCATCGACAGCACTTACGCGAGCGAGAGCGCAGGATATCGGATTGCCGTGGTACATTTGGCGAACGAGTGGGGACGTCCGAGTACGGCCCTCGCACAGGTTTATGGCATTAGTGTTGGTCCCATGGTCAGATGCACCGGCCCCGGAGGCATTGATCGGGAAACGCAGCAATCTGGGACATTATCATGCAGGAGAAGCCCCCAATTGCCGATGCTATCCAGAACCATTGATTTACCTCAATCAAGTAAAATGGCCCGCGAGAGTGTACTTCGCGGGTGGCGTAAGGCCAGTAAACAGATTCGATTTTGAAAAACATATCATGAAGGAGGCAGCATGAAAAGGTTATTTCTGGTATTGATGGCAGTATTGTTCGCTACTCAGGCATACGCTCAGACATTTGGCTTGGGTAGGACAGGTACTCCGCACAAGGCGGTTACCTACTATGCGACGGGCGCGGCGGCAGGTACCACAGGTACGGAGACAGCCATTACCCTGACCCGATCCCTATCAACTGGACCTACAACCACAGGGAACAGTTTCGTACTTACGTCCGGGAAGAAATTCAAGATCACCCATATTACCGTGGCAACCCGTGGTCACTCGACGGCGACCGCTCAGGTAACTACGTTCAATTTCAGATTGAACCTTGCCAGTGCGGTTACGACCACGTCAACTCCCGTATTCTTGTCCGTACGATCGGCTACCCCGGCTACATCACTTGCGTGGGATCGGGTAGCAGTCCCGATAGCGGATGGATACGAGATAGGAGGGAACGGTACACTCCAATTCGGGGTGACAGCGAACGCGGTATATACCACAAACGCACCCACGTGGGACATCAGTATAATCGGATTTGAATACTAACCAAAAGGAGGAAGCAAAGGTATGAAAAAGTTGTTCAGGCACAGAGGCAATGGTTTCATGGTAGCGGTGGTCATGGTTTTGATGGCCCTCATGTTGGGGCCGGTGGTTGCGATGGCGGGACCGTCCGACACGGTCGTGATCTATCCCAGATCAGCAGACCCGTGCAGCAATCCGAGCGTCCTGAAAAGTTCGGCGGTGATTTCGGCGGCTACGGGGACTACCAATCTGGTGTCACTGACAGCGGCCAAATCGGTCTATGTTTGTCACGTATCGGTTACCCCGACAGGTACAACCCCGGACATCCAGCTTGTGACCGGCACAACCAGTACATGCAGTACGGGAACAGCGGCACTTACCGGCGTGATCAAACCCGTTACCGGAACTCCCGTCCAAATGGGGTATGGCGGCATGCTGTTCAAGGGGGTCAGTAGCGGCGCGATTTGCGCTGTTATGAGTGCTGCGACGACCACAGCTACGGGCGTCATCACTTACGTTTCGCAGTAACGGGGGCGACGATGTCACGACGAATTTCGGGGGACCAACAGCCACTATTCTTTCAGTCGACACTCGGTCAGAATATGAGTATGACCCGAGAGGGTTTTCTCATTTGTCGGAACGTAGTGATCGCCCGAACCGGCGAACAGATGTACCTCCCCACCGAAGTTCCGGTCAAAGCGGGTCCGAGTGGCATCGTCGTCATTACCCGCGATCCTGAAGAAGTGTTTCACCCGGATGCTATGGAATCGTTTGAAGGTAAACCCTTCGTTATCCTACATCCAAATGAGGCCGTGACCCCGCAAAACTGGAAGCAGTACACGGTAGGTCACGCATACAATATAAGAAAGGGGGCCGGATTAGAAAGTGATACCCTGATTGCAGACCTCATGATTTTTGACGAGGACGCCATTTTGACGATCCTCTCCGGGCATATGAGGGAAGTCTCCTGCGGTTACAATTGTGACTACGAGGAGATAGAGCCGGGCAGGGGCAGACAAGTAAACATTCGCGGCAACCATATCGCACTTGTAAACAAAGCAAGGTGTGGAACTCTTTGTTCTATTAAGGATCAAAAACCCGAAGAAGGAGGAGATATGAAACTCGCAGAACTAGTAAAGAAACTGTTCCCCTCCTTGACTGCCGACGAACAGAAGGAAGTCAGGGATGCCGTGGGAGCGCCCACAGGCGACGGAGCACCTGCGGTTGTGGTTGTTGAGCATAAGCCCGCATCCACGCCTGCCGCATCCACTATGGATGCTGCGGTTGATGCCCGTTTCAAGGGGATCGAGACGGCCATCGCAGGTATCGGGGAGGCCCTCAAAAAGCTCACGGCGGATGCCGACAAGGATAAAGAGCTTGAGGGTAAGCATACCGAGAAGACGGTGGATTGTAATACCACCAAGGATGCCGAAACGGTACAGGATATCCTGTATCGTACCTCAATCCTCGCACCCGACGTCAAGTACCTGACGGCAGATGCCGCAACCACGGCAAAGGACCGTAAGACCTTTGACGAGGCATGCTGCATGCACAAGAGGAAGGCTCTGATTTCGGCCTTCGGCACCACGGACGGCAAAGAAGCAATTGCCCCATTTGTTCGGGACGCACAGCCCGACTTCCTCACGATGGATTGCTCAACGGCCGATACGGCATTCATCGGCGCATCAGAACTGATCAAGCGGAAAAACACCATGGGCATCAAACCCCATGTCCGCACGAACGATTTCCAGAAAACCAAAACCAGCCCGGCATCGCTCAACAAGCAGTATGCCGAGTTCTGGAAAACAGGAGGTAAATAATCATGGGAAACGCATATCTGACAAGGATGCCTGCGGGTATCCGTGGCGTGATCAATCGGGTTCATCTGGCGACCGTCCAGCCTGAGATACTCGATCCGGTGAATGGCCCGACCGCATACGGGACCTTCTGCAAATATACGGCTGGCAAGCTCTGCAAGCTGGCAGGCGGCGAGACGGCGGCGGATATCGTCGGCCTGATCGCACGGCCCTATCCGGTTACCGGAGGCGCAACCAACGAGGCCCTCGGGACGGCAACCCCGGACCTCACCCGGCCCGGTGACCTCATGAAGCGCGGATACATGACGGTCAAGGTGGGCGCCAATTGCGGCGTCGTGGCGAAGGGAGCTGCGGTCTACGTCTGCATCAACATCGCAGGCGGAAACGCGATCGGTGATATTCTCGACGTGGCAGACGGCGGGAATAACATCGCGGTGACAGGATGCAAATTCATGGGTCCTGCCGATGCTGACGGAAACGTCGAAATCGAATACATGCTGTAAGGGAAAGGAGGAATGAAACCGATGAATAAGACCAAGAACCATTTCACCAAAGACAACATGTTCACATTCGATGCGCAGACCGTCGACAGTACCGGCATTTTCCTGATCGGGGAGCTTGAGCGTCTGGACCAGACACTCCATATGCCCCTCGTCCAGTACACGTGGTCCCGCGACATCGACCTCCGCGAAGACGTTTCGATCGCGGATGAAACCTCCAGCTTCACGAACTCCTCGTTCGCGGCGGCTGGCGGAACGAAACCGGCAGGCAAATCCTGGATCGGCAAGGACGCGAACGCGATCACCGGCATCCAGCTGGACATCGCCAAGACGCCCAATCCGTTGTTCCTGTGGGGTATGGAGATCAGCTATACGATCCCCGAACTCGCAAGCGCGGCACAGGCCGGGCGTCCGATCGATACCCAGAAGTACGAGGGTATGCAGCTGAAACACCAGATGGACATCGACGAAATGGTGTACATCGGTGACACCGACCTCGGCAAAACCGGTCTGGTCAACAATGCGGTCGTTACGATCGTTGCGGCAGCGGCATCCATTGCCAACCCCGCATCCACCCTGTGGGCCGACAAGACCCCGGATGAAATTCTGGTCGACGTCAACGCCCTGCTGACCACGGCATGGAAAGCGGCGGGATATGCGGTTTGTCCCGACCGGCTCCTGCTGCCCCCGACGCAGTTCGCGCAGATCGTCACGCAGAAGATCAGCACGGCAGGCAACATGTCCGTGCTGACCTACCTCGAGGACAACTGCATCGCTCTGAAGATCAACGGGCGGAAGCTCCAGATCCTTCCGCTCAAATGGGCGGTGGGTGCTGGTGCGGCAGGTAAGGACCGGGCGGTTGCCTACACCAAGGGCAAGAAGTACGTGCGGTATCCCCTCGTTCCTCTCCAGAGGACCCCGCTGGAATACCGCTCCATCTGGCATATCACCACGTACTTCGGGCGGCTTGGCTGCGTCGAGGTCGTGTATCCTGAGACCATCTGCTACATGGATGGGATCTAAGGCGACGAGGAGGGGAGTCCCATGGACGCAAAAGCACTTGTCAAAAGGTCTTTCGTAATCGGACAGCACGACATCAAAACCGGTCCATCAGTTACGATTCCGGAAGACATTCAGGATCACTGGCTGGTGGAACATTTGGTCAAAACCGGCCAGATCGTTCCGATTCCGCCGAGGGCAGAACCTGAAGACGGGGAGTTCGATGAACCCAAAGTCCCCGTGACCCCGGCCCCGGTCAAACCGGCCAAAATTCCGCCGAAGGGTCCGACCGTGACCACGGAGCCTGTAAAGGCTTCTGACGAGAATCCCGGAGCGGAGGAATAAGAAATGAACTTCGACAAAGCGGCATTCCGAGAGGCATTTCCTGAATTTGCAGATGAAGCGGTCTATACGGACCCCATGTTGGATACGTGGCTTACCGTATCGGACCTTTTCGTCGATTACGGCAAATGGGGAGATAAGTACTATACTCTCGGAGTGTCGCTTGTCCTAGCTCATAACTTAGTTCTTGCCGGGGACAATAAGGCCGTCGTGGCGGAGGAAAAGCCCGCGGCGAGCCGGACTTCAGTCGAGTACATCAACGTCGTGGGCGAGGGCGACAGGGTCCTCATAGGCACCACCGGGTCGGTAAAGTACACGGTCTTCAGGCTCACCGACCCCTCGCGGCT